CTCTTTGAGCAGAAGTTAACGTTTCTTCTTCATCGCGATTAGCAACATCAACACCATTATTTATATATGGAGTAATAAACCAATCATATCTATATAAATAAGCCATATACCTGCATAACCTATTATAGATACCACTTGTTTTATAGAAAAATAAAGATATTTCTCTTAAATCAGCCAAATTACATTGACTAATTGCTTTTAATACCCTCTCTTTATCTCCACATTTTTGATTGATTTTCTTATAAGAGCCGACATCAATAGTAGCATCTGCTAACTGTTTAATGCCAACTTTTATCTTTGAGAAATCATGAACCTCTCGTAGATCTAATACATCAGGGGTGCTATCCGCCAAGGCCATATTAAAACCTTTGCGTTTGATTTCTTCCATCCTATTTACCAAGATAACACCTCTTTTATTTTAGACTAGTATAACACAAAATTTTCACTTTAGCAAGTTTCAATACCCTGCCCGTGACATGATATAATCATAGTCGATACGACCCTCATCAACGTAGGGGATTGCGATTAATTTATAGCCATGTTCTTTGCAATATTCTCGCTTCTTCATGTCATTAAATTGCTGCTTCCGCAAGCCTTCCCAACCCCCAAACTTTGATTTGGGTTCGTAATGTTGGATACCTTGATATTCAATAAGAAAATCAATATCACCATTGTCATCGAAAACGCAAAAGTCAAAACGTAATGGTCTTCCAGTTGAGCTAATTAAATCATTAAAATAGTATTCCTCTTCAAACGGCAAACCCGCCGCCCGCAAAATATCTTCTATCTTAATTTCTCCTCTTGAAGCTCTCATTTTAACTTCTCCTTTTTCATCACTATTGTATATTAAAAACCTTTTAATCTCTTTTGTTAAAAATGCCCAATTTAGCAAAAAATTTTTAATGAGAAGTAAAAAGCATTAAATCTGCTAAACTTCCTTTATTCTTTCTCTTGCGCAGACGTTCTTCTTCTTTCTTTATCCAATAAAGACCATAAATAAAAGCAGAAAATTTATCTTTAGGTATTCCTCTACTATCTTGTTTCAATATAATGTTAACACCATCATTACTCTCCACTAGATTTAGTAGTTGCGCCTTTAACGCAGTAGTTAACACAAAAGGTCTAAGTTCATCATTTCTCTGCTCTGGTGACATATTTTGGCCTTTTTTAGTAGACATTAATTTAGTCTTAGCTGTTGCTTCGTCTATTAAAAATTGAATCTTGCCACTGGCCATCTGTGTTTGAGCATAGCTATACATTTCTGTATTAATAGGAGCATTTGCTTTAATTAAAAACATAGCATCTGGCTCAATATTTTCACCTTTAATTTTTTTATAGGTTTCTTTCACATCTTCTGAAGTCCCGCCTGCGACTCCAAAAGGAGGAAGAATATCGCCAGTATCTGGATCAACTTGTGCCTTAGTCATAAAATCAATAAGACCTACACCTAAACCATTAGCATCAATAGATAAGATCCTTGCTTTATATTTATAATAAAGATTTTTAAGATGAATAGCTTGTGCTTCAAAATCTTCTGCATCAAAAGTATAAAGGTTTACTAAACTTTTTGTCGCGGCGCCCTTTGGTTGCGGCGTTACCTTAAACACGCTAACTTCAGTTGTGCATCCTAAACGACCAACGTCAACACCTAACACATAAAAAGCGCCTTTTGCGCTTCTTCCTGTTGGTTCATACTCAGGCACATTAAGGACTCTATATTTATCAAATTTTTCCGCAGAGAAGAAAGCGTTTTCAGCGTCACCTGACCAAATTGAACGATATTCACGATCAAATGATTCTTCATTAAAAGTACCACTCATTTTAAGCTGATCTACAAAATCTTCATTAAGTAAACCTTCAATGACTGGAGTTTCATAGGTTCCACCCATAATCATAGCTTGTTCTGGTTCAAGAATACTTTGAATCAAAAGCTCAATAAGCTTATCAAATGCAAAACTATTTTTCCAGCCTGCGGTAGTAATATAAACCTGGGATTTATTTATCAATTCTTCTGGATGTCGTGTCCCATCAGGGAGTAGCCTATCGACATTAGTTGTAGGTATCACCACTTCATTTAATATATCCCCATCTATAAGTACACATTCTTCCATTAAGCCTCCTGTTCTACGTTGACCACGAGAACTTGGTCGTGCTGCAAGAATATTTATTTTAGAGCCATTTTTAAACACATACTCTGCATCATCTTTAGTTTTTTTAGTAACTCCACGTTCCCAATTAATTTCATTACTTAAAACTGGAATTAATCGACATATCTCCTCTATTTTTGCAATTGTAATACTAGCTGCTTGTTCCTTCAATATGTTATCATAGAGCTTTTTATCTCTACTTCTTATACTTGCTTTCGTATAAGTTCAGCATATCTTTTCATCCTATTCAATAGGAGCTGCGGCCTCGTGGTAGGATTATATCTTTTCACCTACTATGCGTTGCCCCTGACTATACTTCGTATAGCCTTCGGTTCTGATTCCCATCTCAGGGTTCCAGCTTAATTCCGCAGTATTTTATTATTAAATTACTTTAATAAGGTGGCAATTAATGTTTTATTTTATGATACTGACTTCCATTAGTTATAAAATCTATATAATGCTTATATTTTCTATCTAAATAAATATTTGCATCTTTATATATCCAATTAAGAAAATTTAAAACATCTTGATAAGCCCCAAACACATATCGTTTTGCTCCATCAGTTCGATGTATACTAAATAATTTATTATTTTTATTAATATTATCAACAATATTTAAAAATCCATTAATAAAATCTTCAGTTCCAATTAAACCTACTTGGAAACAATCTGGAGTATTGGTAAACCAGCCATCTCCATCAAAATACCCCCGAATAAAATGTTTCATTAAATAAAATGGGACCTGTTCTTCTGTAGGGAATTTTAAAATTAAAGATTTTTTAGGCACACAACCTTGTTTAATTAAATCTTGTTTACAAGATTGACTTCTAAAACTAATTCGATATGATTTACTAGCTTTTCTATAACAAATTTTATTTGTTAATCCTAAACTTTCTTTAAATTTTTCTAATTGATGTAAATCTTTTTCAGCTAGTCCTAACTCAATTTTATCTTCCACAGAACTCACTGAACCATCAGCATATAAAAAACCTAACCAATAAGCTTTTTCTTCAGTATCAATATTTTCAAAATATCTAAGGACGTTTTTTGCACTCATTTTGTGCTCCTCCTACTTTATTATTTTATCTACCACCAGTTGTAACAAACATCTCAGCACCAGGATAAAGAATACATCTAAGCATAAGCACCATCATACTTAGAAAAGATTTAGAATAGGCTCTGGGAAATGTAGAATACACATATCTATGTCTCATTACTACTCTAATGAAAATTCTTTGATAAAAATAAAAATGAAAGCTACTATTTTCACCTTTAATAAAATCTATAAATAAATCTGGATATTCCCGCCAAAAGGCAATAAGTTTCCTAATATTGCCTATTTGGGCAGATAAACGTTCTTCAGAAAGGCCTTGTTTAAGATTTCTTTCTTCAGATAGTGCTAATAAATCTGCTAATGCCATTACTCATCATCACTCTCCTGATTCATAGTAACTGCATCTTCTGCAATTTGCTGTCGCCGCATCTCCTCATATTCAGCTATATCATCATCCGTAACCTGATAAACATCATGACCTTTTTCTTTAGCTTCCGCGCGATCTTTTTTCTGTTGTTCAAGAATTTCTCTGCGTTTAAGATAATCTTCTATCTGACCTGCTAACGCAGTGTCCTGATAAATTAATTCTCTTGTATAATCTTTTAAATCCTGAATTATTGCATCTACTTTATCTAGAGGTTCTTTAACTTCCATTCTAGGTATTTGCCCGCCATTTTTCTCACAATATGCTACAATTTCACCAATAGAATCAACAAATCCGCCATTCTTTTGATCTCTTTTTCTTTGGGCGGCCGCAAAATTAGCGGTCTTGCGCTGGTTGACTAATTCACTACTTAATTTTTTAAAACCATCATAATCACCAGAATCAAGAGCCTGATTAACTTTAAGATTAAGTTTGCAAATAATAACTAACGCATTTTTAGTATCTGCATCTTGAATATCAAATGAATTAATCATATTATTATAATCTTGTTCAAGAGCTAGAAGTTCATCAGCTTTATAAAGCTTCCCCCACTTCATGACAAGATAAGTTTTATCATCTTCTGTTAAATTATCTGCGGGATCTGGTAAATCTACTTTTAGATATGTATCTTCAGGATAGAATTTCTCAGTATACATATCTTCTGCGGCAGTTGCTTGAATATCACGATTTTGAACTGGAGTTGGCATTAAAGTTTTATACTCTGCCTCAGTAATTTCACCTGACGCTAGTTTCTCTTTAAGATCAGCTTCAGTCTTTTCAGCATATTCCGCATATTCTTCTTCCTGCTCCCGCCGCACCTGGTCCCGCTGCGCCGCAAGAGTTTCAGTATCTGCCCAAGTATATTTATTCCACTGTTTAAGCTTCATTTTAGAAATATACTTACCAAATACTGACATACCATTCATTTTCTTTGGATCTTTTGCAAAAGCTTTATCTCGTAACGTATTCCATTCTCCTGGAATATAAGGAACATCAAACTCTTTCAAAAGCCAAAGAAAAGTATCTGGATTAAAATTATCAATATGCATAGTAAGACACTGTTTACACATTTTAGCCTTACTACCATCTTTATAGGTATAGAAATTTATTTCTCTACCCCATTTTTGTTCTTTCTCACAATAGCATTGCCCTTTTTCATTGGGCATTTGTCCTAGCAAGAATCATCACTCCTTCTTTTTCTTAGCTTTTGCGTTTCTACAGTCTTTACAAATAGAATAAAAATGATCTTTGCTTGTACTATTCTTAGAAAAGAACATATTATGTGCGGGTTTAATTTGCCCACAACGAGAGCATCTTTTCCAGCGCCCGCGCTCTTCAAAAGTATAGTGCCAATAAATCCACTCTTTTTGTGCGGCATCTGCAAGAATTTTAGGAATCTTTTTCCGCCATAAAGAGCTTAAATATTCAGGTGAGTATTTTACTTGATAATCTCTTAAAAATATTTCTTGTATCTCTTCATTTGTTTTTCCATCTATTTTATAAATAACTAAATCATAATACATTGGATAATCATATTGTAAAGTTCTATCAATCAAATTTTCTAAATCAATAATCATATAATAAGCATCACAAGTAAATTTATCCCAAGACTCTTCTTTTATGCGGGAGTAGTTACAGAGTACCGCAGAAACATGATCTGGATTCAAAAATGAAAATCCTGAAACATCTATCTCCCCCGCTTCATTCAATTTAACCTTTTCATCAAGAGAGATAGAATTAAAACCACGAGTAATATTAGTTACTGTGATTGGCTGATAATAAGAACTTTTAAGAACATATTGTTGCTTTCGCTGTTCAATAATAGTTTTCTTCAAAAGAAAACGTTGTTTACCAGTCGCAGTTTTAAATGCTTCTTCTAATTGCTCTATTGATTCGCGCAGCTCGCGCAACCCAGGTACTTCCTCTATATCTTGCTCTGTAATTGAAATCTTAGGTGTAAAAATTATATTTTTATCATTTGTAATTAAACCATAGATACCATCTTCTCCATTTTCAAATTTTGCAACTAAACCTTCAAAAGAAGTCTCTCTACGGTTAACAGTAACCATACGATTATCCGTTAAGATGTGGCGCTGCTTGCGCTCTTCTTTATCCATTGCAAAAATAAGATAATTGGAAAGAGTTTCTAAATATTTTGGAGTGAGCTTCTCTTCAGGAGTTTGTTCTATGATCTTTTTTACAAGTTCATTGCGGGCCCAGGGGTCTTGTATAGTATAGTCTAGCTTTAAGGGATCGGTTTTAGCTGCGCCCGCGCGTCCTAATTCTGTGTCCATATTGTAAATCTCCTTACGATTTCACTATAGCTACATTCTATCATAAAATTTTTCATTTGTCAAAATTAGCTAAAATTGTCCCTATTGACGAATTAAAAATTTTATGATATAATATGGTCAGAATAATAGTAGAAGAGGAGGCCGCGCAGCGTGATTATTGTTCAAGAGGAAGAGAAGTTTTGGAATGCTGGTGACTGGGATAGAGTTTTTGAAAAATATTATAAACCATTAATTGATTCAAAAGAAATAGACCAATTTAAATGGGAGCCTATAAATGATCCTTATTATTATACAGTGCGGCGGACCTACTGGGATATGCGGCCGCGCGGGTCTGGCCAGGATCAAAGTGGTGACAATGGACGTCGTCCAAAGCAGCTGCCGCCGCATATGAAGATTGACGCAGAAGTTACTGTTGAAGGTGGCACCGCAGAGGAAGCAATGGAGTTTATACAGAACTATAGGGATTATTGGCCTGAAGGTCTTGATATGAAGAGTTACGCTATTGGTCAAGCTAAAGGGGAAGTACCTTACTCAATGTTAAGTTTTGCTAACTATGATCCTCCAGAAGAAGAGGAAGAGGGCTACACCACCGAAGAAGATGAAGATGATGAAGAATATGGAGATGTAATGTATGATGAAGAATAACTATAGCGCCGCAGGCAAGTATATTTCGCCTGATGCGACAGGAAGTGAGCCTAGACCACAAAAAAAATATCATGACCGTCCGCAGGTCGCCAATTTATATTGTCCACGCGACGGACACTATTGTGAACAGCCCGATTGTGGGAATTGTATGGGTGAAACTGTAGGTGATGATAAGTGGATGCCAAACACATGAAAACGCCGCATTTTACTGCGGAAGAGCTGCAAGACCCTGTTGCGCGGGACCAGCTCGCGCAAGAGCTGTTAGAGCAGTTTAATAATTTTCAAATTAGGTATATTGCCGCGCACCCTGGATATGTGAAATTTGATACAGATGAACGTTTTGCTGATTTATCTGTTGAAATGAAATTTGCTATGAAGCAGGTGTGGGATAGAGTCGTTGAGCTGGCGCAGTCTTGTGATGCGAAATTAGATTGCTATATTAGGATTGGAACTAGGTTTCCGCGGATTACACAAGAATATATGGTTTTTGGGCATCTTGATGATGAAGATGCCTTTTGGGATTTAGTTGAAGCTTATGAATTAGATGGATGGTTGACTAAAGTAAGAAAAAAAATGTTTGAGTGCCCTAATGATAGCGCCGCAGGCCGCTTTGGATGGTTCTTTTTTGTGTGCTCTGCGGGATATGATAGTGATACAGTTCAGGAAATGTTGGAGAATTATAGGCGGAAGCTATGCTTTCGATACAAAGGGTATCAGGAACTTGCTGAAAAAGAGGTTAGCAAGGTGCTTGATGAAATGGTCTGCGACGCTGATGATTGATTTTACTCCGTCTCTTTGAGGCGGAGTTTTTTTATCGTTTTTTGATTTGAAAAAATTTTTGGTCATCGTTTTTTGATTTGAAAAAATTTTTGGTCTGGGGAAAAACGTGGCAAAGGGGTTACAAAAAAATTACAAAAAAGTTTCCTGAAAATATACCCCCCGTTACAAAAAAGTTACATTGCCTAGCTTGTGATTTTTTTAACACTGATCCGACGGACAGCCGGCCCAGGACAAAATGCACAAAAACAGGCAGGGCCCAGGGTTCTTTTTTGTGCAAAAAGTAGAACAGAAAGAAAATTGCAAAAAAAGCTTGCAATTATGCTTTCTGTGTGGTATTTTAGTCTCGCAAGGGCAAGGGAAACACAAAAACAAGCCCTTAAGAAAGGAAAAGAGAAATGAGCATCAAAGAAAAGAAAATTCAGATCGTGGATTCTATGGTATGCAATGGTTATGCGCTGTTCAACGAAACCGCCGAACAGTTTGCCGAAAGGTTCGACCTTGCTACACTGGAAATGTTTGCAAGCAACTTTGTTCAGTACATCATGGATAAGCGCTAATATGGCGCTTATCCATAGACAAGAGAAAGAAATACAAAAGAGAAAGGAAACACAAAAAATGAAAACTATCCACTTTGATTCCCTGTATAGCGCTAACTATTACTTTGATCTTGAGACTAGAGAGAACAGCTTCGTTGACCAGCTGCATAGCTTCATCACTGACAACTTCAAGAGCTATGTGCAAGAGGTTGATGCTGTTGCAAACGACAGTGACATTGCTATTAGCGACTTTGCCAAACAGCACGGCTTTGACAAGTGGTATAGTGATGAATGTGTCCGCTACTTTGAAGACAGCGCAAGTGATGAAGACTTTCACAAGTTTAACAGCCTGTGGGACAAATTCAGCAAAGCTGAAAAAGCAAGCGGAAAGCTTGAACAGCTGGAAAGGCTTTTGTCAGATGCTCTTGCTCTTGCTTCAGAGATTGAAGAACTGACAGATGCATCAACAGACGAAGAGTAAAACAGTATAGGGCAAGCGCAGGCCAACAGCTTGCGCTTGCTATAGAGAAAACCGATTTAAATTAAGAAAGGATGTATATTATGGAATTCTTTTATCGCCCTGATTGGTTTCACGCACTGGAAAGCTTTTTTGAGGATATGGAAAGCTTTATTCTTAACTGCGACCATCTATACAAGCGTATCAAGATTGAAAGCGATAACTTGTTTGATACTGTCAGCTATGATTTCCACTATGGTATTAAGATTCTTTATGGCGAAACTGTTAATGACTTGTTCTTGAACAAGCTTGCTGATCTCAAGCGACTTGATGAATATATCAAAGAATATAGCTATGAGGACATTCAGAGTTATGGCAAGCGTGTTCTAAATGAACAGTCTGAAGAGCTTGAGAAGCTTGAAGCCGATTGGAATGAAACAATCGAAAGATGGAAAGCTGACTTCAAGAGATGGAAAGCTGAAGAATCAGACAAATAATAAGACAGATAGAGGCAAGCGCAAGTCAACAGCTTGCGCTTGTCTCTTCATTCAACAGGAATGAATAACTGAATGAATATTCAATAGAAAATGCATGAATATTCATTTTCAGAAATGTATAAAAATTCATGCATAAATGCATAATTATTCACTTGCCTTGACCCGCGGGAGCGCCTGGGGCCTGGCGGAGCATGCCTATGGGGTGGCGGCCGGGCCGCGCAGAATCGGCGCGGCCCG